CAACTGGTGCTGGTATTTACAATGGTGGTTCTGGAATTGTAATTCTTCAAATACCATCCGCAAATACTGCTACATTCTCAGCAGGTGTAACTGCAACAATGAGCACCGCAGTATCTGGTTATAAAACTTATACCATCACAGCTACTTCAACAACATCAGAGACAGTTACATTTAGTTAAGGAGAAATCAAATGAGTCATTTTGCAAAGATCAATGAAAACAACTTGGTGATATTTGTCACAGTAGGTAGGGATGAAGACAATGAAGTTGATATCTCTAACAGAACTGGTCAAACATACAAGCAAACCTCTTACAACACTAGAGGTGGAGTCCACTATGGACCAGATGGTCAACCTAGTGGTAAACCTGCCTTTAGAGGAAATTACGCTGGTATTGGATATACCTATGACGAAGCAAACAATGTATTCATTGCACCTAGACCAACAGATAGAAACAATCTAGCTTGTGACTCTTGGACTGTTTCTGCACCTACTTGGTTGTGGACACCTCCAACACCTTATCCTACAGACGTAGGTACACAAGAAGCGCCTAAGTTTTATGCTTGGGATGAACCTACTAAAACTTGGGAATTAGTAACTACTTAAATTTGATTGGAAATGTATATGTATGGCTTGGATGTTGAAACGCAATGGGAAGAAATTCTCAAGATTCATTGTATAAAGTTAGCAAAAGAAATCCACCCTGAATGGTATCGTTGGGCACTAACCAACAACTATGAACGGGCGGTATTCTTAAAAGGAGATCCTGTTCTACCAAGAGAGGCCACACGCTACATGTGGGCCAATCAAAATCTACTTGGTAAGAAGGTTTTAGAGGTTGGTTGTTCTTCTGGTTATGGATGCCAATTCCTACCAAACGACACCGATTACACGGGTGTTGATTACGACCCAATTATCATCAATGTTGCCCAAGAACAAAACTGGCTAGAAAAGGCACAGTTCCTCGAGGGTGATATCAATAAGATATCTTTAGACCACTACGACACAATCATTGCTTTTGAGGTTATAGAGCATTTAGACAACGGGTTGGAGATCGTAGAAGAACTTAAAAACCACTGTGATCGATTGCTAATTACTGTGCCTTGGAATGAGCCTGTAGGATTCTGGGGTCCTCATCATAAGATTCATGGATTAAACGAATCACACTTCTCTGGGTTCAAGTTTAATTACATTGATCAACATGGACGGGTGTCAGATACAGTAGTTCCAATCAGTCCTCAGAACCAATGTAATCTAATGATTTTGAGGTGGGATCGTGGATAGTGTTTTGTGCTCCATCGGTACTAGAGGCCGATACGATACAACCCTACCACTAGCACTTGCTGCAATCATTAATCAAACAAAGATACCAGACAAGCTCATTATCTTTGATGACAACGATGAGCCTAGAGACGTTCGGGAAGAACTGATCTACAAAAACTTGTTCCAAATGATGGACTTAAAGAACATCGAGTGGGAATGGGTTTATGCTCAGAAAAAGGGTACTCATTGGAACCACCAAATGGCTAACATTATGGGGTACAAATGGGTTTGGAGAATGGACGATGATTGCATCCCAGAACCCAACGTCCTTAGATCACTGTTAAGCGTTGCTATACGCAAAGATGCAGGGGCAGTAGGTGGATCAATTCTTACCCCTCCAAACGTCAATCCAATCAAGGCAACTGGAAAGATAGAAAACATTGCCAACGAACCCAATATCCAATGGGGTCTAATTACTAAAGAACAACAAGTTGAGCACCTTCATTGTTCCTTTGTATATAGAGCTGGTATATACGACTACAACATAGGCTTATCAAGGGTAGCGCACAGAGAGGAAACTTTGTTCAGCTATGGCTTATACCAGAAAAAGTACAAGTTGTATGTGATTCCAGACGCTATTACATGGCATTTAAAGAATCCTGAAGGCGGTATTAGAAGCGAAACCAATCAAGAACTATATTTGCATGACGAACAGATATTCCAAAATTTCATGCAGTATAAGAATCACACAATTGTTGTGCTTAATGGCGGTCTTGGGGATCACATTGTTTTTTCTAAGATACTGCCTGAGATTAAGAACCCATTAATATTTAGTTGCTATCCAGATATAGTGCCTGGGTACGCTATTGCACATGCGCAGAAAGGGTTTGGCAGTATTGATCAATGGAATATTTACTTGAAAATGTCCCAATGGGAGTGGAGAGGGTCTTTAGAAGATGCCTTTAGAAAGCTGTATTTATGATTATTATTAGCCCTTATACAAAAGCACTCAGAAGCGGTAAGCCCAATCCAAAAGACTACCCTTATTGGGAAGAAGTACTAAAAGGAATTGATGAGCCTGTTATTCAGATTGGCCTTGCTGGTGAAAAACAATTAACCCCTGACTTTAGAGAAAACCTTGGTTTTGATGAACTTAGGGAACTATTGAAAGAATGTCGTACTTGGATTGCTTGTGATTCTTTTTTTCAGCATTTTGCATGGAAGGAAGGCAAGAGGGGAATAACGATATTTTCTCGATCAGACCCTCGAATCTTTGGGCACAAGGAAAACGTCAATCTACTGAAAAGCAGAGATTATTTAACCCCTTACCAGTTCATCATTTGGGAGGAGCAAGAATATGATCCTGATGCTTTTGTAGAGCCAAATGAAGTAATAAAAGCATTGGAAATGTTCAAGAACTAAATTAAAATCAGTATCTATATAACCTAAAGCTAACACCATGTCTGAGTACATCCCATTAAGAACCCCGTTCTCAAATATGTCGTTCACGCCAGACGTTCCTAGCAACGCTTTGGCTCCTAATGAGTACAACTCAGGATTGAACGTAGAAACGGACGTTAGAGGGGTTAAAAAAGTTCTTGGTGAGCAATATATTTTGTCGGCAATACCAGGCCATGTAATCTTTGTAGATGCGGGATATCGTACCCAAGCTTTATGGGTTTATATCGTAGCGACTAGAGAAGGCAAGTGGTACATGGTTACTTCTTCTGGAATCTCCAATATTACGCCTGGGGTGGGTGCTAATCCTTCTGTAGCCCTTTCTGGGTACACGGATGACACTCAGATCACTTCGTCATGGGTTGGTCAGGTATTTATTATTAATGACCAATTAAGACCCCCCATGTACTTTGGAAACTATTATGCTTCTGGTGCTCCACAGACCGAAATAGCAATTTATGATTCTTCTCCTGATAACTACGTTTGGAACTATGAAAGCGGTTTAAGTCCTGCGGTAACTTCGGTTACTGCTGGGTTTGTTAGAAATTACTGTTCTCCAAATGTGGGAAATATTCTGATTGCAGGGAATATTACCAAAACATATTCCACAGGTTATACATTTAATTACCCTACAACTGTTCGGTGGTCTAGGGCTTTTGCTCTGACAACAGTTCCGAACACTTGGAATCCAACTTTAAATAACATAGCAAATGAACAAGAAATACCTGTTAGGGGTCCTATCGTTGATGGTTTTTTCCTTGGAGGTGCTTTTTACATATGCTCTTATTGGGACACAGTTGTTCTTGCACCTATTAACTATCAAAATTCCACGGCTCCTGTCTTTGCGGTTCGCTTGTTTAACCAAGGACGTGGATTGATTAACCAGAATTGCTGGACTAACACCGACTCTATGGTTTATGGAATCGATGCTAGGGACATTTGGCAATTCGATGGGTCTAATTTCACGGGTATCGGCAATCAGATTATTAAGAACTATTTCTTTAGCAACCTTAATCAAACCTATGTTGACCGCTTATTCATGGTTAACAATACCCAAAAGTACCAGATTGAAATCTATTTCCCTGATCTAACATCTTCTGGATGGTGCAATAAGATGATTTCTTATCGCTATGATCTTCAGGTTTGGAATGCTCCTAGAGACGTTCAGAACGCTTCACACGGGGTAGAAGCACCTGTCTATACATCAAGCTTTGCATCAGCCTCCAGAACTGTTGTATACGCTCAAGGAGGGGTTGCAACAAGCCAATTGATTCAAACGGGAGCCACCAATGGTTTCTGCGGTAATACTATTAATTGCTACTTTGAACGAACAAATATTGCTCTAGCAACGCCAGACGGCCCTGTTCCTTATTCATCCAAGGTTTACATTCATAGACTACTTCCTGAAATGTCTGGGACTGGAACAATCAACATTACAGTAGGAGGAGCAAATTCAACCGCTCAAACGCCTACTTATGGTCAGACAGGGGTTGTATCGATTTCTACTGACAACCCTTGGGTAACCACTCAACAGAATACTGTGCGAACTGTTGCTCTTAAATTTGGCACAAATGATGCTACAAACACTTGGCATGTATCAGCAATGAACATACAAAGTACCATAACTGAGGATGCGTTCTAATGCCATTCGCACTTAGTTCAGACCCATCACAATCAGAGATCTCTGATGCTATTAATTATTTGTTGTGTAATTTTGGTTCTAATGTATCTATTGATGTAAATACAGGAATAGTTGCTGGTCCCACGGGTAACTTGGGTTACTTGTATAAGTATTTATTTATTAAATACGCAACTGCTTCTGATGGTTCTTCTGGGTTTTCTAACGTGCCAACGGGTGCGACTTACTTTGGTACTCGAAATAGCAACTCTAGTACTGAATCTACTAATCCCACAGATTATGTTTGGACTCAAGTTACTGGTGGATTTGGAACAACCAAGTTTATTTGGTATTCAACCAATGGTGGAAGACAAGTAAATACAGTTGTATCTGTAGGTTCTCCTGGTCTCTCATATCTTG